TACCACAGGTCCTTCGAGCTGGGCCTCATCGAGTTGCTGCCGTTGGGTGGGACGGTTTTGTTTCAAATACACCTCCTCAACGCCATATGGGACACACTGCCAAGGCTCCGGAACTAGGAGCTCGACGAATTCACGAATTACATGAACTAGAAAAGCATCAACCCGTAGCGGTTTCTTGTGCTGTATGTCCGTGACGCGCGCTTTCACACACCGTTCATCATTGTTCTTGCTGCGGACAGGTGCACAAGGCAACTGTCCTAACAATGGATTCATGAAAGCATGAAGGGAAACCTTCAAGCTATCCTGGTGGTTAGTACCACTATAAAACTCATAGTGCGCTATGGGATGATCCACATAGTACACAAATGTGCGTGAAGGCACATAAGAGTTAAAATAGGGACGTAAGAGCTGAGCGTCATGTTTGGCGGATGGAGAGGTGAGATAAGATTGGATGGTGGCGCCTTGCAGCTTGAAATTGCACGACTGTGCTGCTGCAACCAATGTCTCATGTACCATGAGGGGGATTGTAGCGCTGGCCTGTCCACCTTCCTGCGAAATAGAGACAACTCCCTCATCACCACGCTGGCTGCGAATAACGTTGAATTTGCCTGCCAGGGGTTGTAAGGGTATAAGCTCGTGCGCGGAAAGATTTTCAGAGAGAGCGGCTTGAAATCCGGTCCACTGTCCAATCGGTGTGAGGAGTATGATCTGTCGATGTACACTTACATTTCGCCTTTCCACAAGATATGACGTGGAAATCAATCCATCCATCCCAGGGCGGATTTGGTACGTACAACGTATGTTGTCGTGTCCATAATCCCAAATGGGGTGTTTGAATTGAGAGCCACCTGCAACAGATGTGCGGATAAGATTATCCTCAAACCAAAATATGGTGTTTGGCATCTGTCCAGCAGGGTTGGACGGCTGAATGGTGTAAATGATGACAGGGTGGGTGTTTTGGGCTAGAAAACGTGGCATATCCATGTAGTAGTCTACATCCACAAGGCCAATAAGTGCATTGATAGGCACCTGGTCATCTTGCGGGAATGACGTTACATCTTTCATCCAATAATAGGCTCTTGAGCCTTTCACTTTCTTCCGTTGATCCGCCGCGCTTGACTGCTTCATGAAGAGCTCACGCCCACAACCTATGGCGACTGACTGAAAGAAAACACACATGGCGTTTCGTTCAGCAGCGGCTGTGGGGTGAGTATGGTTCTTCGGAGGAGAAGCGTGGAGGAAAGTGGTGGAACGGAATACAGAACGGACTGTAGTTCTGGGAGTGAGGTGGTTGGACGCTTGAAGACGTAGGGTTAGATCTCGACGAAACTCATCTTCCGACTGCATAAACAGTACATCTCTGTACCAAAGATATGCGTAACGGTTGATTAAGCCTGAATCGCACATTACTGCTGCATAAAACAGTTTCATGTGTTTTTCAATAGCGCGAGAAATCCCTAGGTCCACATGGACGTGAGAATGAGATGCGATAAGAGTCTCCTGAAGAGTTATGGTCAGGGGACGATTATCGATCACGGGAGTTTCTGTGAAACGTGGAACCACAACCTCTTGATAAACACGAGAGGCGCGGCGTTTTTCTTGAATTGCTACGGCAATGCTAACAAGCGCACTGACGGAGCAAGCTACAGCAGTAAGGATCACAACCATGATCCGGTGCTGTAGAAGACTGTAAACTTTGTCTAGGTAAACAATCGGGTGGGATAAGCTGGGTCAC